GATTGCCTCTCTAGCTGAGAAGAACCCTGAACGACTCTATATGTTTGAATCTACCGCCCAAGGATTCAATATGTTCCATGATATGTACAAGACCGCCAAGAAAGCCCGTACACAACGGGCTATCTTCTGTGGCTGGTGGAGAAACGAGTATTACTCTGTAGACGCTGAGTCCAAAGAATACAAAGTTTACTGGGACGGCAAACTCAAGCCTGAAGAAAAGGAATGGGTCAAGGAAATCAAAAAACTGTACGGGGTTGAGATCAACTCTCGGCAAATGGCTTGGTGGAGATGGAAGATGTACGAGGGCATCAAGGATGAAACCTTGATGTACCAAGAGTTTCCACCTACCGAGGATTACGCTTTTGTAATGACGGGTACTTCTTTCTTTTCAAACTCACGGTGCACAGATGCAGCTAAATATGCAAAAGGACTGGATTATGAATGTTACAGGTATGCTTTTGGTCAACTCTTCCAGGATACAGAAGTCCTCAAAAGTACAGACAGACTCGCTACCTTGCGAATTTGGCAACAGCCCGTTGACACCGCCTACTACGTTATTGGTGCAGACCCAGCTTACGGAAGTTCAGATTGGGCAGACCGATTCTGCATCCAGGTGTATCGAGTCTATGCTGATGGTCTTGACCAGGTCGCAGAGTTTGCAACCAGCGAACTCAACACCTACCAGTTTGCCTGGGTCATTGCTCACCTGGCGGGGGCCTACAAGAATAGTACGCTTAACCTAGAGGTCAACGGCCCAGGTCAAGCAGTCATTAACGAATTGCGCAACTTAAAACGCCTAGCAGCTGCTATGGAAGGCGGGGCTGGTCGGGGCTTGATGGACGTGCTGGGCAGTATGTCCAACTACATCTGGCGCAGACTAGACAACATGGGTGGCCTCTCTAGCTCCATCGGCTTTGTGACCACCAGCTCTTCTAAAGAACGGATGCTCTCTTACATGAAAGATTACTTTGAGAGGGGAATGATGGGCATCTACAGCATGGACACCCTAGAAGAAATGAAAGGCATTGTTCGTGAAGACGGATTTATTGGCGCACCAGGCCGTGGCAAAGACGATAGAGTGATTGCATCTGCCCTAGCAACCATTGCATGGGCCGAGCAAGTTCAGCCTAGACTCATTGCACAACGCTTGACAAAGGCCATGTCCATCAAACAAGATGAATACACCCCCGAACAGATTGCTGTGGGTAAAAATGTGAGTAACTATCTCAAGATGATTGGGGTATACGGAGGCAAAAATGCAACCACTCAGTAAAGATCAGCTCAAAATTGAGATGAAACGGTTCTACCTAGACAAGGATCGTGGCATTTCTATCAAGTTATTTTCCGAATTAGCGGGGGTGAACATGGAACATTTCTATGATGTGTTCATCTATGACAAACAACCACTCACTGAATACATCCAAAAGCGGGTCAACAAGGCTTACAAGGTCTGGAAAGAGGGCGGTGTGAGGGTAATGCAACGCAGAGATCAGACTCGATTTGTAGAATTTAAGAAAGACCCAAAAGTCCCATTCTTCCCACACATGAAGATTGATATGTCCAGCGGGCAACCCAAAGTAGTATTGGGGCCTAGAAATAGGCATGACTACAGTCAAATGAACAATATTTTGTCTAAAACTTAACATAAGGGGGTAATATGGCAGTGTTAAAAGACTATTTTTGTCAATCTCACGGTATTTTTGAGGCTTGGGAGCCAAAATGCCCGATGAAAGGCTGTAATGCCGAGTTATCGGTCGTTTTTCTCCAACCAGTGGGTCTTGTGTCCGCAAATACCAAGAAAACGGACAAAAACGTCAAACAATTGGCCTTAGAGTTCGATATGACGGACATCAAGTCCACAAAAGCGGGTGAACACCAAACTGGTTACCTAAAACGCAAAAATAAGCTCTCTGACAAGCAATTTGCAGAGGCTACAGAGGCAATCAAGACCACCAACGAGAAAATTGCGGGTATGCAACCCAAAGAGGCACGTCCAGGGGATAGCGTTCTATGGGGGAATGGTGGTAATATCAACCTCAAGTCCGTTATGGGTGGGCAATTTAAGTCTGTTAGAGATGAGTCTGTGAGCATCATGCCCAAAGACATAGGTACATTTACGCCCCCCAAAGCTGGTCCAGGCACAATGGTAGACCATGAGGGTTTGAAAGTTAAAACATGAAGATACCCAAGAATGCGCTAGAGAGAGAAATCTTTTTTCGTGAAGTCATCTACAAATGCGAGGTGTCTTTAAACGCCCGCAAGGTTGACTATGCGGGTCTGCGCAATTGGTATCTTTTTGGTAACGGGCCTGACGAGGCCCCAGCTCTGTACAATAAGATTTTCCCCCACATTGATCAACTCACCTCGTTTTTATATTCAGCCGAGACCACGAGGTTCAGCATCAATCTGGGGGCATCTGTCCCCCCAGGCGAACATCACAAAGTTCCTGTCCTGACAAAAGCACTCAACGATGAGTGGCTAAATACCAACGCTGACCAAGTATTTTCTTCTGCGGTCACTTGGTCACTTGCCTACGGAACAACTTTTGTCAAACTGGTCATGATGAATGGCACTGTTCAGCCTTACATGGTTGAACCGTCTACGATGGGAGTCTTGCGTGAAGACTTGACTTACGCAGACAGGCAAGAGGCCATCATTCAAAAATACTACATCACCAAGAGTGACTTGTATGCCCGCCTCTACTCGCATCCCAACAGGGAGGCCATTGTTGCTCGTGTTGGGTCTATGCCACACGAGAGAACTGAAATTGCAAACGGCCTAGAACGCATCATCATTTCCCAATCCAACCCCACCATTTACGGTAACGTCAATCTAGACTTGTCAGGTGGTAACCGCTACAAAGCGGAAGTGGCAGAAGAGACAGTCGAGATGACTGAGCTTTATGTCTGGGACGATGACGAAAGAGATTACAGAGTTGTAACCAAAGCTGATCCTGACGTGATCATTTATGACCGCCCAGGTGAAGAGTTGTTCATGAAGGGTGAATTGCCTTTCATTCAAATCTGTCCCAACCCACTCTACGATTACTTCTGGGGTGGTTCTGAAGTTCAGCGTTTGATTTATTTGCAGCAGCTGCGCAATAGACGCATGACTGAAATTTTAGACATCCTATCCAAGCAAGTGTCTCCTCCCACGGCCCTGATTGGATTCACGGGCATTTTGGATGAAAAGAATTTTGCGCTTAATCGTGCTGGTGGTTTGTTATCCACAGATATGCCTAATGCAAAAGTAGAGAAGATGGCTCCCAATATGCCACCTGATCTATTTACAGAAATTCGTGAAGTTGATGCTATGTTTGAAGAAGCATCAGGCATTGGTAATGTTTTGTCGGGTAAGGGCGAAGCTGGGGTACGGTCGGCTGGTCATGCAAGCCAGCTGGCCCGACTTGGCTCTAGTCGTACCAAAAAACGTGCCCTCATCATTGAGGACTCGTTAGAAAAAATGGCTACTCTGTATCTCAAAGCCATGCAAATGTATGACGATACACGGTTCAAAGACACAGACGGCAACACATTCATAGCCGAGCAGTTCACCAAAAACTTCACAGTCAAAGTGGACGCTCACTCCAACTCTCCCATTTTCATGGAAGACAACCGCCAAATGGCTTTCAACTTGTTCAAGGCTGGTGCTATTGACAAGAAGTCTTTGATTGAGTTAATTGAACCCCCCATGAAAGAAGAGTTGTTGGATAGGCTCAAGAAATTGGAGGCACAGCAAGGTGGGAAACCCCCATCTCCTCCACCCTCAAAAGGTAAACCAGAACACAAAGGTCCCAAGAAAGAAGGTGAATGATGGCTACTAAAAATATTGGCGGTCCACAAGTTCAATCTAAAGCAGACCAGCCCAGAGTCAGTTCAGAAACCCTGAAAAAACAAACTTCAGGTCCAGGTTTGACATACCGTCAAACTGGTGTTAAAAACTCATCTGGGGGAAGAACCCAGCGTAGTTATGCAAGAACCTAAACAGGAGTGAACCATGAAATACGGCAGAAAACACCGCAAAACAAGACGTTAAGACTTCTTTGCAAAGGAAGAAGGGTATGGTTTCTCCCCTTGATGAGAAACCGCTTATCAGGAGGCTCACCATGAAACGTGGACGTAAACATAAGCGTAAGTAATCCGCAAGGATGAACCGACATTGGGGGGTATGTCGCTAAATACCCTCCACCTTCACTTGACAACAAGTAAGTAAATGGTTACAAACACGGGTAAGGAGATTTAAATGAGTGTACCTCAAGACAAACTGATGGAATTGATGGGTGGGACACGGTCCGCTGGGACTTCTATTCCCGCAACATCTGGTTTGCCCCAACCTACACCCGATGCTGAAACTCCCCCCATGGGCGCACCGATGTCAACGCCAGAACCTAAGATGGGTTCTAAAGAAGCATCAATGATCAATCTCGGGATGGCTCAAGACTTGCTTGAGCAGTCTCTCGCAAACATTGGGTCCAACACAGAAGAAGGCAAGTCAATCCTGTCTGCTATTTCTACTCTGAACAAGATTCTTGGCCCACGCAAAAACAAAACCAACGAACTTCAACAATCTGAAATCATTCAGATGTTGCAATCTCTTCCTCAAGCTGGTGGTGCTACCCCTGAAGGTAAAGCCATGGCTGCTGGACCACTTCCTGGTATGACACCACCTGGTGGTGGAATGCCTCCACCCCCACCTCCACCTCCTGGTGGCGGTATGCCCCCCCCAATGTAAGGAGTTATCATGGACTTATTCAAACCCAGAGGTGCTTCACAACCTCGTAGACCTACTGACAACAACCAGAAAAATGGCGTTGTCATTAACACACCTCGCTATTCACAATTTGGTGGCTTGTCTGGCGCATCTAAAGCAGCTACACAAGGCATGAGAGTTGAAAAGCCAGCTGACGGTAAAAAAGTTATTTAACAACGGTAAGAGGGTAACACAATGGCTTCATTAGAAAATATGTCCCCAGAGCAACGAGATGAACTTGCTGCTTTGATGTCTCAGTTGGCAGAAACGCCTGAGACTCGCAAAGACATTTTGCGTTTGACCAAAAAGATTCGTCCTGGACTCACTGTTCCTGAATTGGAAATTGAGGACAACACCAACAACGCTCTCAGCCAAATGAGAGCTGAGAACGAGGCCCTCAAAGCCAAGTTTCAGCAAAAAGAGGCTGTTGAGAATTTGGAAAAACGCAGACATGACCTTGTTAAAAAAGGTCTTGCTAGTGAGGCTGATGTGCCTGAGATTGAAAAACTCATGTTGGAGAAAAAGATTGCTGATCACGAGACAGCAGCCGAGTATCACAACTGGATGAAACAAGCTGCTAAACCTACACCTTCTGGATACAATCCTTCCGCTATTCGCAAGTTTGATCTTGGCAAGTATTGGAAAGACCCAAGAGGTGCAGCGCAGCAAGAGGCTGTTAGAGCTTTCGCAGATTTGCGTAAACCTCAACGGCCTATTGGTTTGTAAAAGAGGGTAATCATTTGTTTGGGCAGAAATGCCCGTCTTTAAGGAGCTAACTATGGCTATTGGTGGCGGTATTCTGCCTCAAACAGGGTCAAGTCAGTTTACGGAATTAACT